CACAATTCCTCCTTCTTTTGGAGGGGTCTCCCCTCCTGCACCAGATGATACCATATTCCACCAACGCAGGCAAGAAAATTCCACCAGTCGCCAGGACTCCCACCCTTGTACCCGTTCCGGCCTCGACGGCGCTATACTGGATTTGGCCCGCAAATGCGCGGCTTTACCACCCAGCAGGTATCCTGTCTGGTTATTTAATTGTCGTTTTAGTCTAAAGGATAATTCTTATATCTCCCATGAGTATTGCCCCGCCGTCCTTACTATCCACCAAGAAGTTAGTCTCGCCCGGCAACCCGCCCATCGGCACCAGCAGCAATTTACCTTCCCCGGTCATGCGCCAGTTGCCGCCATGGGCCACAGCAATGTTCATCAGGACTTCCCGCATGGTGAGGTCGTTCGGATACTCAACGCGGTATGCAGCGTTAATGGTAGTTCGTGTATCCACGGCAACGCCCATCCGCGCCGCGATATTAGATACGGCGGCGTTCATTGTCATAGGCCACTCACCCGCATCCTCAGATGGGTCCCACCAGGTCGTCTCCGCTTTCAGCATCGCGTCGTAGCCGTGGAAAGCAATCCATCCCGTGGTCTTATCTTCACGTCTGGTGTCAACGAAGAACACGCCTCCAGGCACCCACTCGCTGGTTTCTTGCCCAAGTACCAGCCGATAAAACACCGATATCTGCGCCATACGCGGCACCGGAGACTGCGGCTTTAATGTCACGTCAATCTCCTTCGCCGCACATTCCCCAACGGAGAAGTCCTGAAACATGCCGCCTGAGATGGAGCAGGCGCTAATCCTACTCGGCCCGTACTCCACTCCAGCGATATTCAATTTGATTTCCTTCCCGCTCTTCGGGTTAGTGAGCAGGCGCTTATACAGCGCCGAAACGGTAAACACTCTCGCTCACCTCTCTATCAGCGGAAAACTTATCCCGTCCCACCACTCCGTACCGTTTGGCCTTTTCATGGCGTATGTAGCGGGGTTGTTGTTGCTGTACATCGTTCTGGTGACTACCGCGCCATCCTGTGGATCGTAATATTCCACCGTTACCCACACCGGCATAATGGCATCCAGTACAATTTTCGCCTCAGCCGATGTTAATGGCCGGCAGTCAATATCCAATCTTCTTTTTACAGCCACGCGGACACGCTCCAGCGTACCGTCCAGTGCCCGCGTGGTCTTGGTGGAGTCAACATCCGACCGCTGCCATTTCAGGCCGCCGTATTTGATGTAGGGGACGATATCAACTCCGTCTATTTTCAATACCATCCCTATCTTGACCTCCCATACATCCTGCTCACTTCGGCCTGCCTGCCCGTAATTTCGCGGGAATCCAGGTACACGCGCCCGCCACTTTCCAGGAGTTCCAGCAGTATTTCATTCTGCCTGCGGAGCAACGCGTTCTGCTCGGCCATACCAGTTCGGACGCCTTCAGCAATTTGGTCGCTGCTATCAACATCCCCGTCTACGGTCATTACCCTGATTAGTTCCTCCCTGGAGGCAATATTGGGATAGCCGCCGAAATCGGTATACGCTGCTGTCACCGGAACATCTACCTCACTGAAAGCACCTTGGATACCGCCCATCAGCGAGTTGGCGGCGGTCATAACGCTTCCGGTACTGTTGCTTAACCCTTCGGCAATACCCAGGCCAAGATTCAGGCCGACTTCATCGCGGAATATTGCAGACGGCGAATGGATGCCAAGCGCGTCCTTTGCTTTTCTGATAATCCCGCTGGCCCAATTGCTGATATTTCCAAACAGACTGGTCTTTTTCCCATTGATTCCATCCCACAGACCATCAGAGATGTACCCGCCTATCTTGGCAAACTTTTTGGATGGAGAGTGGATTTCGTTCTTCTGCTTAAACCACTCGCTGGGCTGGATTGCCCAAGACATCCAGTCATCCTTATCCTCCATCATCCTGCTCTTCGCACCATCGAACAGGCCGTCGGAAAGATTGACTCCGAGGTCCTTTAAATTCTGTGTCAGAGTTGGAGTAACCTCCAGCACCCGTTCACCGATAGTATCACTGATGAGCGATATCGTGCCGTCTGCGTTCCTCTGCACATCAAGATTATCCAAAAGGCCAGCCGCAACGGAATCATTTATCGAAACGCCAGCGTCATTAGCAGTGGCAAGTGCATCCAGGAACGCCGGGTCTGTCGAGAGTTTGGCGCCCAGCAGATAATCAATTGCCTCCACATTACCCGTAACCGCTGCAAGCAAATTGTAGTCTTGCAGTCCCTGCGCAACGTATTCCGGTACTTTCTGCCCTGCTGCCTTTGCATCGTCTGCAATTTTCTGAAGCTGTTCGGCACTTGGCTCAAGCGCAGCTAATGTCTCCTTAAGAGCCCCTTTTGCCTCTGGAGTCACATCGAGGTTGTTGAAGGACATCTTCCAGTTGTAGGAGATATTATCCATAAAATTGCTAATGCTTCCATTGACTGTCGCGCTGTATTCCTCGCTGTCCAGCTCCATGAACGAACCGGCTATCAAATCCCGCACCGGCTTATTGAACGCCTCCTGAGACTCGGACATAGCATCAGAGAAGGATTGCTTAAACTGGTCCAGCCCCCATGTTACAGGACCCATTTCCAGTTCTGCGCTTTGCTCCAGAAACGTCTTCTGTATTTCAGAAACCGCCGCATCGTAGGCGGCCTTATCGCCGTCCTCCTGAAACTTTAGTTCAGCCAGAGTGAGGTTATTCAGACGAATGCCTTCCAACTGATCTATCCGTTCACTTGCAACGGCCTGTAACTCGTCCATCATTGCCTTTGTGCTCTCATACGTCAGAGACCCGCCCGCATCCAGCGTTATCGCGCTGAGCTTTGCCTTGTACTCCGCATCGGCCATCTTCTGAACGATTTGATTCATCTCGCTCTGAAGGTTGGCTATCGCCTCCATGTCCTCCGGTCCAAGCTCTCCGTCAGACAGGCCATTAATTATGGCGTCGTGCATCTCTTTTCCAAGCCTATCCAGCTCGCTTTGCGCACTCGTAAAATAGCTGTCTGCAAACAGGGCCATATCAGTTTTCACATCGCCATCTTTCAGCCCGATATCGATGGAGAGCATATATACCTCGCTCTGCGCGTCCAAGGCAGCCCGCGCCGCTGCCAGAGAAGTATCAAATGCGCTGGTTAACTGCTCCTGGTCCACGTCGATTCCGACGCTCATCTTCCACGCAAGCGTTCGATAAGCGTCTGCGCTGTCGAGGTAGTTGTCTAGTGCTGTATCTACTGTGTTTTGGGCATCCACATAGGCGTCCAGTTTTATTGTCAGCGGACAGGTCATGATGATATCGACTTGCCTGGCTATTTCCTCTGCGGAAAGCTCAATCTCACCGAACCGGCGCTTAATCTCGTCCTCAACCTGTCGCTTGTTGTATCCCATTGCAAAACTGGAAATACCGACAGTCAGCGCCGCACCAATGCCTATCGCCCATCCGAGGGGACCTGTGCCGAACACCAGCAGAGAACCGGCAATACCCAGCGCGGCACCGATACCCGTGGCCGCTACATTCATGAGGTTCGGCCCGTTGTAACCAATGTCAAATGCACCTATTGATTCGATGGTAAAGCCGGCAATCATCAGAGTAATCCCGGTAGAGAGCTTATCAATTCCTTTGAATTTCCCGCCCTTTAGGTCCTTAAACCAGCCGAGGACATTCTTCGAGATAACCCACCCGGCAAAAGCAGTCCCGATTTTTTCAAGCGGACCTAAGAACTCCTGAACCTTCTTTTTTATTTCATCGGTCTTTTCCTGCAAGCCGCCCAGGAAATCGTACTCCGGCAGATCTACTCCGAGGTCTCCGCCTCCTACTCCACTGGAGCCACCCCCTCCCGTCTGGTCAGGCAGAATGTTCAGTTCGTCGATACCAAGCGTAGCGTTCTTCAGTTTCTTCGCCGCACCAGCAGCACCATTAAGAGCGTCCTCGGCATCCTCTGCGCCAGAAGCCAAACCACCCACTCCAGAGTAGTCAATCTCCGGCAGTTCAAAGCCGACCAGAACTGCAAGCCGCTGGATAGCCTCAGTCAGTAGCTCAACGAATGCCTGTACATAAGGCAGCAGCGCCGTGATTGCCGGGATGAGCAGATTTCCAAGCGCTCGCTTAAGCTGCGTAATTTGCTGGCCCAACACTCGCATGGCGTTTGCCGGAGTCATGATAGTCCGCGCCATATCGCCCATCACATTCCCGCTCTGCTCCATAATGGCAATATACCGGAGCTGAGATTTCTGCGCCTGAGTCATGGCGTTGACCTTCATATTGATGCCGTTCCTGTACGCAATTTCTTGGAGTGTAGCTACATCGAGTGCGTAGCCAAGCCGCCGCAGCGGTTCCAGCTCTCCAGCAATGCCGGACTGCACCTTCTGCATGGAGTCCGCAATGGAGATGTTGAAAAAAGATGAAATATCGTAGCCTATCTGAGTAAGATTCTTGCTCATCAGATTGGCCTTCTCTTCCACCACGCCAAAACCAGAGGTAATTTGCTTGAACACGCCCTGATTGCGCATCCACTCGGCAGGGTCAATCCCAAGGGCCTCGCGCACCGCATAGGCATAGTCATAAGCAGCCTGTGCGCTCTCACCCATTGCGACATTAAAGAGGTTCAGATTCTCTACATACTTTGTACTCTCATCCACCCAGCCGCCAATCACGCTGGCAATCCGTTTAAATGTGTAATAATAGCCCGTCACATTCGCCAAGCCGCTCCCCAAAAAACCGAAGGAGCGCCCAGCGCGTCTGTTGGAACCATATAGGCGGTCATTCTCCGCAATCAGCCTCTGGATGCGGGCCGGGAATGCGGAAAAGCCGGCAGATACCTTAGCCATCTCCGTCGCAAGAGGACGGACGGCGGCGGCTACTCGGGTCATCTGTTGCGCAAACAAGGTTAAATCCGTAGCGGCAAGCTGCTGGCTAATTGCGGGGAGCTTTTTCAGTGCATTTATCGTTGAGGTAAGGCCGCTTGCCTTCTGTATGCCAGCAAGGCTATTCAGGGCCTTTGTTACCTCCCCTACCTTCCCGGCGTTAACATTAACACCAGCAAGGGCGGTATTGAGTTTACTAAGTTGGTTCGCAACCGTAGTAAGCCCAACACCGCCCTTGGTTATGGCTTTCAAATTTCTGAGGGCAGCGGTTAGCTTGTCGACTCCGGCAGCCGCTTCGTTAGCATTGGACTGTATCTTTATTTCTAGGCTGTCGATTTCCACGCCCATGCCAGTGCCCTCCTATGCGGCACTTGGCAATAAAGCACTTGGCACTAATGATTTTTGTTCCATTCGATACCTAAACGATTGAAATACGCAACCGCCTGCTCCCGCTCTTCGTCTTCCTTCGCGGCTATTTCTTCGGCGGTCAGCGGCGTTACCCTCAGCGGCTCTTCCAGGTATTTTAGCGGCTTAGCGCCCTTTTTACGCAGCGCAGTACCAACGACAGCGCCGATAGCGTTATGGATGTATAACCCCTGCAACCACATATCGTCGCTTTTGCGCTGTTGCCGTATGCGCTGGGCTTCTCTATATGCCGATACCAGCCATGGGTCCTCATCCCAGAACTGCGCGGCTGTCATGCCGCTGGCTAGGTAATATGGAAATACTCTGTTGAATACTTCTGTAAAATCTCCGACGGCATATGCCTTTACAGCTCCACCGTCAGGCGGCAGTTTTTTCTTCCGCTCTCCTCCGTGATAATCAGGGCTTCGTTGGGCTGATTATACAGTTCCACCAGCCGCCCCAGTTCCGTAGGAGTAAGCCCGCCCAGGTCATCCAGCAGCTTGTCCGTCTTTTCCCTGGACAGGCTTTTGTGATTTTTCCGGAAAGCATAGAAGAAAAATGCCGGGATGTTCATCTGTGGGAAGTCGGTCAGTTCCGTAATCTTAAACCCGCGCTGCTCAGCAAACCGCACACTGTCGCGGGAGAACTCCAGCACATAGGTCTCGCCGGTATCCGGGTCAGTGAGCCGCATCGGGTTCACCTTATTCTCAGTCTTTGCCATGCTTCATCCTCCTTTGATTACGCGGCGGAAGTCACTTTTGTAATTTGCGTGGAAGGTGTCACAACCACCTTCATATCAACGGCCTCGCTGACACCGCCGCCAACAATGTAGGCCATGATAGCGCCGGAGAATCCGAACTTGCCGTCTGCCCCATCGGGGCCAAGCCAAATCTGAAAATCCTGGCTATCAGCCAGGGCGTTGATTTTATCAAAGTCTGCCTTGTCGTAGTTGGAGGTGAACTCAAGCTGCTGGGTGTCCTGCACACCAGGGATGTAGGTCCTCATAGGGTCAGAAAGGGTTGTGGTCTCGATCATGTCGGGTGCGCCGCCAAGGTCGGGGAAATCCTTGATAGCAACCAGCTTGGTATACTCCGAGCCGGTAGCCTTATACATGAGCTGCACCAAATAAGTGGAAATAGCCATTCGCGTTCCTCACTTTCTAAAAGTCTGGAATTTCTGATTGATGACTGCCCTATACCGGGCCGTCATCCGATAGATTTTGCTGTCCATGTTTTTGGTCTGATTGCAGAACATTCGGGTAAATCCCATCTGCTGCATTTGAACATCCACCAGTTCCATGATGGCCTTGCATTCCTGCTTGGCCCCGCTGGTTTTATTGGAGTAGCAATTTACGGTGTACATGATGGTAGCGTGATGCTCCATCATCGCTGTGTCCTGCGTCCCCTCATAGGTAGCGTTATCGTCCTCCACCAGAGTCAGGCACGGAAACTTCGCCGGAGTGTCTACCGATTCTCCGTAACGGGAGCCATTGGGATAGGAGGCAGTGAATGCAGCGGCGACAGATGCAAACACGGATGACTCCACATTAATCACTTGAAAGCCTCCTTCGCCAGCGGGACTACAAATTTTTCTAACATTTTGGCGGTTTCATACATATACGGTCTGGATGGCATACCCTTTGTCCAATGGGCTTTCCCGTCTTGCCCTATGTACCACCACCCTAAATCTCCGTGGCCGTTCACGTCGTACCGCCAGCCCAAGAGCGCCACGTCCGGGTGCGGGTTTCTCTGTCCCATAACGCCGGTGCCAAATTCGCAGAAACAGCTATGCGCCGCTGTCGAGGATACGAATCCCACCGCACCCTCATAGCGACTTTCGATCCCGCTCACCAGCGCACCAGTGTCGTAGATGGACATGAACGCCGCGTTCATCTGCGCCAGTGAGACGCCCTGCTCCGTCAAGAGGCGAACAAGACGTTCTGCCTTGCTACACATTGCCTTCTTGTAGTCCACCAACTCCTTGACGGCCTTATTAATAGACACCGCGCCCAGCGTCATAGTGATAGTCCTCTTACTCACTGACCGTCACCCGCTTAATAGCAAATGCCACGCTGTTTTTCCAAGGCGCCCGCTTCTTCACAATGTAGTTGTGCGGTCCATTGGTAGGCTGGCCGTCCAGCCAGAGGATTGCACTTTCGTCTATCAGACAGCCGGTATCGGCGGTGGTCATGGTGCGGTCGTAATCCTCCAGCGACCCAAACATATCCGTCTCAGAGCTTCCCTTGTTGGGGCTGACACACAGGCGGGAGGTCTGCAACGAACCATACTTCTGCGTGAAGGAGCCAGTAGGATTTCCGTATTCGTCGATGATTTCTTCTTGCCCCTCATAGAGTTTGAAGTACACCGTGGAGAGGTTGCGGCGCAAATCTCTCATCTCATCCCCCTGCACATCGGCGTTACCTCGTGCAAAAGCTGTTCAGATATCCATGACGATTCATACGACCGGCTCACACCGTTCTCGGAATGGGACAATTCCCCCTCCGCGCCCTCCTTGTTGTAGAGGTCGAGCGCAATTCTGTACTGCAAATCCTCATACCGCTTTTCCAGCTTCTCGGTCCCGTCCCCGAAAGGAAAGCGGCGGGCGAGAATGGCGGCTTTAGCGCTCTCCAGCAGGTCGGCCAGTAACGCTTCATCAGCTTCTCCCGTTCTTACCTTCAACCGCTCCAACACATCCATCCTCGCCCCCTCCTTTCCTACTGACCAGCCGCCTTCTTCGGTCTGCCTGGTTTCTTCACTTCGTCCAAATGCTCATCGGTTGGCTCCGCATTCGTCTCATCAGCGGCGGGCACCAGCTCGCCGGCTTTGTAATACTGGCCGTTGAACTTCACCGCATGGTCGTACTTCATGTCACGCCACCTTAATCACGTAGGTCTCATCCATACGCTCATAGGAAGGCAGGACAATTTCGGAAGCGGTGGTTTTGGTGTTTACCGGGTCACTGGTCGTAGTAACCGCGATAGCCACGCCGGTGTTTACGATGGAGACGTTGGCGCTCGCATCGCCCATCAAGGTACGTTCCTCCGGGGTGGTGCCATACCAAGTGCTGCCCAGTGCGCCGGCCGGAAGGAGAGTCACCATGTCGTCGGGATAGAACGTATGGGCCGTACCGGTCTCATCCTTGTACATCTTGGAGTACACGATGATGGTAATGCCCAGTTCCTGACTGAACAGCTCCTTCACGCGGGCGTCTGTCATCAGGATATTGGCCGTGGCGTTCTGCGCCAGAATAGCGCCCTGAATGCGCTTGTTTTTCTTCAGGTAGCCCATGGTCTTCTTGCTCATGAGCATAATAGCCGGGCGGGTGCCGGTGGCCGCCTCTACAGCATCCTGCGCGGCCTGCGCATCCTCCAGCGGGTCAGAATTCTCGAAGTCCGTCCACTTGTCAGTGGCGGTGGTCAGTTCCATGTAGTTATTGGCCTTGTAACTTCCGTCCGGGTCGTAGTTGTAGGCGTAATTCACGCCGTTGGCCTGGATGGAAATCTTCGGAGAACCATCGGCTGGGGCCAGGAGCTGCATCCGCATCCGCTCAGGCACCACGTCAGCGGCTTCGATGAGCGTGTTGGTGTCATCGTAGATGCCTGCCAGGATAGCCATGGCGTAGGGGTCGCTGGACTCCTGCACCCGTAGAATCTCCTGCTCGTCTGCCTCCTTCACCAGCATGGATTCCCGGAAGAAAGCCATCTCGGTTTTCTCCAGCTTGAATCCCTCCCGGCTGCGGATGGTGGACTTAGCGTCGAAGTTGGAAGGGGCCAGGGAGACCGGAAGTCCCTTATGGGTCTTAATCCACTTGAGGTCCAGGCCCATTTTCTTCTTGGCGGGGAACAGGCCCACGCCAAGATAGGGGACCTTATTGCTGGCCGCCTCGGTGTGGTTCAGCGCAATGCTCTTTGCGTCAAAAATGTCAGACAGTTTCATATGCTCTCACCCTCCTTACAGAAACGCGACCATGGGAAGCGCGGCCTTGACCGCTGCGTCGATGGTCACGCCGGAATTGTCCTTAGCCTTGGCCGCGTCAATGAACCCGTGGATCACGATGGTGCCGATGGGCCGTTCTGCGTACACATCGGCCAGCAGAATGCCCACAGCGTCCGCCGTGTTGGCCGATACGCCAGCCGCGCTGATGGGCGCCCCTGCCTTGACAACCCCGTCGCTGACGCCGGTAAAATCCAGTGTGATAGGCTTGCCGACATAGTGGTCGTTCGCCAGGATATTTACATCGCCGGGAACACTTTTACGCTCAAAAATCATATTTAACCTCCTGCATACTGGCTGATAATGTCACCAGCCGTCTTGTTTGTCTCTGCGTTTGCTTTGCCCAGCGTCTCCGCCAACTTTTCGCCGTCTGACTTCTCCGGCTTGCAGGTGCCAGGTGCGGGAGGCTTCGGCGTCTCGTCCAGGAGCTTTGCTTTCAATGCCTTTTCCTGGGCTTCCTGGTGCTTCTTCTGGTTGGCGAACACAGTGTCCATGTCTCCATCAGCCAGCGCTTTGGCAGTCTCTGCCGCCAGCACGTCCTCGTATCCCAACCCAAGCAGGCGGGCACGGTGCTCGGAAACGGTCTTTTCTCTCTCCAGCTCGGCCAAGCGAGCAGCAATGCGCTCCTGCTCTTCCTTGGCTTTCTCGTCGTCGGTTTGCTTGGCGGCCAGTTCCTTCTTGAACTTGGCGGCCTCGCTGGCTGCCTTGTCCAGTAGGTCTTTCTTCACCATACCCGCTGTGGGGTCAATGCCCTTAACTGCCTCAAGCATATCTGCGGCGGTCATGTCTTCTCTGTACTTGTCACCCAGCAGTGCTTTCAGGTCCATTTTCAATCTCCTTCTTGCGCTTATCGTCATCTCCGACGTTTTGCGGTTTTACATCTTCTCTGATGGTCTTATCGGCGACAGCCGGTTTCCACTTTTCCAAATACTCTTTTGACTGTGCATACACGTCCTGCGGGTCATTGAATAATCCACACTGCGCGATTGCCACCTCCGGCGAAATACCGGCTTCCAGCATGTTTTGCAGAGACTGGGACTTCACCAGCAGATTATCGTGCTGCCGCCGGGTAAACTTGATGTCCACATCGGACAGCTCCAAATTCAGGTCCATCTTGTCCCGCAGGACGCGGATCGTCAGCGCAAGGAAGTCACGCTCGGACTTCTTGAACATCATCTCCGTGTCCCGCGCTCTGGCCTCCGCTTGCTGCCATCCGTCCCGGAGTATAACGGCTGCGCCGGTGTCGCTTGTGCTGGACCCGCCACTCTGAGTAGATGGAAGGCCGCATATTGCCAGGACCTGATTGTATAGGTAGTCAACCAAAACTTGCGTCTGCTGCTGGTTCAATTCATTGGTAACGATATCTACATCCGCTGTCTGACTGTCCACTGACTTGACCTTGATGGCCCCCATCTGCTGCAACTCTCGGAAGGTCTCTTTGTCAATGTCGCAATTGATGAACTTTACAAACGACTGGACGAACTGCTCCACCCCATCCATACGGTTTGAGGTGGCGTTGTTCAATGCGTCCAACAGCGGCAGGACGATTTCAAACGCCCCCAGCCGAGCTGTATTGGCTTGATACTCAATGATAGGAATCGCACCCAGGCTATGGGCTTCCCCCTGCCCGCCACCGTTCACAATCCGCCCGTTCTCAATCTCAAAATACCGGCTTGCTGTGTACGCGCAGTACAGCGGGCAACCGCCCCTGCGGTAAAGATAGTGGACGCCCATCAGCGGACGCCTTCCAAATCCACCGTTGCGCATCACGAAGGTATAGCGTGGGTTCATGCAGTCCAGTTCTACCGCACCGCCCTTAACGGGCAGCACCATTCGATACCCTACGCCGCAGATATGGAGCCAGTCGGCCAGTTCACGGTCACAGGCGGCCTTGCCTGCCGAAAACATGACTTCGTTGAGCTTCTTCACCTCGCAGGAAGTCTGATCATCCTCTCCGCGCCGCACATAAGTGCATGGTTCACCAAGCAGATACCCGGTTTTGAAGCTGACGATTTCCTGGGCGTGGTTCTCAACGATTTTATTGTTGATTTCCGGACGGATATCCTTCACACGGTGCAAGATGGGCTGCTTCCCCCGGTAGTAGTCGTAGAGATAGCGGATTTCAGCCCGGTTCACGTTGTGGACCACCAGCGCCCGATTTAGCTCTTCGACCACATTAAAGGCATCAATAGAGACTGCATCCGTGTAGATTGGCCTACGCCCAGTCAGCTTTGACGGGTCTACCCGGTACTGCTCATTCACTTCCAACCGCCCACCTCCAGACAAAACAAAAAGTGCCACCTCCCCCATCTCTGGGTTTGGCGGCACTTGGCACTGTTAGGGCCTATTTGGCCTGGCACTTGGCACTTAACCGGCCTTCTGTGGCCGGAGTTCAATTTTAATGTTTTTCTTGCAGCCTTTGCAATATGGGTAGATCACGCCAGATGCTCCCGAATCTACTTCCATCAACTTTCGTCGAATGCCAGCAGCTGCACAGACGGGGCAGAATATTTCAATTTTCAGAATGACCACCCCATTTATTTTTCTGCAACCGCCAGAGGATTGAGGTCCCCTGGCGGCTTTTTATTCCAACATTTTACTCAGTACCGCCGCAATAAAGGCTGCAATCGGAATGCCAATGCATACAACGATACACCACATGGGGATTACGCACCAGGCGTTGTCCCTAACTATCGCTAGAAGAATCCCAAGAATGAACAGAATGCCGCTCATGCTCTCCTCCATCTCTGCCCACCCGCACGGTATCCCGCTAGACCATGGGCTATTAGTCGGCCACGCTGTCCGCATCGTTGAGAGGCGTGTGGGGTTCTGTCTGGGGCGGATTCCGTCTCTACACGCTCCGCCGGGCGCAGCCGCTTTCCATGTGTCGGCACACCGGGGCAGGCCATAGCTGCCACCGCTTCCGCCTCCATGACAGGCGGGCGTCTTGTCCCTCACCGGCGCATAGACGCTTTCAGCACTCCGGCATAGTGTCTTTCCACTGTCAGCTCCGTGGCCTTTGGAGCAATACACGTTGTTGTGCGGCAGACTACATCTAGAGCCCACCGTCCGGTGTCGTCCCGGACCTCTTAGTGTGCACCCTTGGCCGGAGTCGAACCGGCATACACCCACGAATAATGCAGGCGCTCTGTCCCATTGAGCTACAAGGGCGTATAGCCCACTCAGGGCTATAGTGCAGGCTTACGGCTGTCCTGCGGGCCGTTGGAGGATTGCCCGATACTACCGCCTCGGTGCCGGGCGGAAGGAGGAAGGGAAACGCAAGATATAGCATCCCACGCTTTTATTATACCACAATATATAGATATTGCAACCTAATTTTTATTTAAACTGCACAATATCTTGTGCCTACCACGGGCGGCGAAACACTTCAACCTTACCGCCTCCGTGAAACAGCTCGTCTGCCAGCATCGCCAAGCTGTCCGGCGCGTCGTCATGCGGGTTCTTGCCTGTTTGCACAAAGGTGGTCAGCTCCGTCATAGCTGCCTGATACTCCCTGCTGCGGTGCTTCTCGTCCAGAAAGAAGAACCGCTTGATATCTGGCGCAAACTGGATAATCCTTGCAATCTTGCTCTGAGTGTTCGGCGCCTTTCGGCTGGAAACATTGATGTGAATCCCATGCCCCCGCAGTTCACTGTCCACTACATCCGCATACTCATGCCCGCCATTGTTTGCCTCGAACCGCTCCCGGTGAGGCATGTGCTGCTTCGTCCGCCCTATTACTACTGGCCGGGTAACTGTCTTATCTCCCTGGTTGAATACCCAATCGTGAATATATACTGAATCCCCATATTGATACGCAAACGGCATGGACAGGCTGTCCCCACCGCCCCAGGCCACGTCGCAGACGGCTACCTTGACCGGGTCGCCATCCGGTAAGACGCCATTGTAATAATTGAGCGAATCCGCCGGGAACAGTAGCCCTTCCCGGATATACGGATTCCCCTGGTACTTAGCGTTCCAGGTGGCATCGTCAATACTGGCTTTCATGTCCTGGTAATAGGCCGTGTCGAAGCCCAAGCCGTATTTGTAATTGAAGTTACTCTCCCCATCCACGTTCAGCGCCGGGATAACTCGGAACCGATACCGCTCATTACCCGCATACTGCGTTTGCACCTGCCCTAAAGGATCGAACACATTCCATCGGGTCCCCACCATCAGCTCCACTGCTCCCAGCTTCTTACGGTCCTTAAGCTGGTTCAGATAGGCGTCGTATTTCGCCTGGAGCCGCGCTGGATTTAAACTCTCCTCCAGGTCTTCAATCAGGTCATCGCAGTACAGCACCCCGCCGGAGCCAATCTCCACCGCTCCGGTCAGCGTGCCACTCACGCTTCTGCACGTCATCGTCGGGAACCGCTTCGTCTTATTCAGGTCAATGGTCTCATTCTTGGCGGACGTTCCGGCCATCTTCACTCCTGGAAACACGTCTGCCCATAGATACGTCTCCGGGTCGGTGATAATCGAAAGCAGCTCCCGGTAAAACCCATCGGTCAATTTATCCGAATGCCCCGACATTACTGACGCCACATCGGGCCGCTTGCCCATAATCCATGTCATGAAGAAGATGCAGAGCGTCGATTTTCCCACGCGAGGCGGCAATGAAATGCCCAGGAAATCCAGCTTCCCGTCCGCCAGGTCCTGAAGGTCATCTACCAACGGCTTGAGCACCTTACGCCTTGGCAAATAAAACTTCTTCTCCGGCGGGCGGTTCCATTCAACATAGATTAGATAGTAATCAAACAGATGTGGAGCCAGGAACAAAGCGGCCTTTTTTGCAATTTCGAGAAATTTTACGGCCTGCCCAGCGTCCCGGCCAACCGCTTCCCTCGCCCCCTTGCCCGCCAGCCGGTACACCTCTCTCGCCCGCTCGTGGGCATCGTCTGCGTCCGTCTCCTCCAGCAGCCGCACACACTCGAAATAGTCCTCCAACGCACCAACATCCGTTAAATCTCGTAAAGCCGCCCTGCGGGTCAGTTCCTTAATGTCCATAGAAAAAGTGCCACTCCTTCCGTAATGAAGAAATGGCACTTGGTAATCAAACACTTGGCACTGTTAAGTTGTTATTTAATAGCAATCACTTTTTCGTATTCTTGCCTAGTTATCCCTTGTTTCTGCATAATCGCATTTACACCACCGGTGTTTTTGAAGGAATTTATCTCTACCAGGCCGCTAATATTTACATCCTTCATGCCCCGCAGCGCATCTTGTGTTTTGCTATTTATTAGTCTTTTAATCAGTTCCAATTCCAATTTAACAATTGAACCACTATCCGAAACAGAACTGTCGTATAATCGCTTCCGTATGTTCTTTATTCTGGCTTCCTTTTCTTCGTTTCCGTTATAGCCAACCGTTACGAAGCAAACATATTCGCATCTCCTGCTCGCATCATAAAGTAGGGTACGGATTAATTTTTTACCCCTTTTATTGCGCCACATAGATAACGGGTACAAGTTCACATGTATTTCAAAGAGACATTTATATAGCATTTCGGCGCAGTGTACCACAATATCATAATCACTTGGGAACAATAAATGATTTTCTATTTGCCAAACGTAATTTTCAGCCATTTCTAAATTGTACACAATTCTCTCTTTGTATCCAAAGCGATAGAATTTTGTACATACAAATAGTAGGATTGTCGCAACGATGCTCCCAATTGCCCCAACGATAATATTGATCAAAACATCCACTTACCGCTTCCTCCGTCTCCCGCTGCTTTTCCCTGCGCACTCCAAAATAATCAATACTGGTAGGATAAGAATGAAAAACCAGAGCATCACGCCGCCCCCTTCACCGCCCTGTACCACTGCGTCCGGCTAATCCCAAGGCGCGCACAGGCCGCTGAGACCGTTTCGCCTGGAAGCAGCTCATATTGAACCGTCTTCCTTGGCCTCCCTTCCCGGAACTTCGGGTCATGCTCCCGGGCATATGCCTTCCCAGCAGAAGTTCGCTCCACGATCATATCTCGCTCAAACTCTGCGAACGCCAGCATAACCGTGACCATGACTTTTCCCATCGGTGTATTGTCGGCCACGCCCATGTTCAAGATGTTAACCCGAATGCCTCGCTCCACCAAATCCCGAATCAAGGTCGACCCTTCGGCAGCCGTACGGGCAAATCTGTCCAGCTTGCAGACAACAAGCTCATCACCGCCCTGGAGAACCTCTAGCAGCTTTTCTAACTGCGGTCTTTCCATCTTCGTGCCGGTATACGTGTCCGTGAAAATGTGTTCCTCTAAAACGCCAGCTTTCAAAAGCGCCTCTTTCTGCTCTTTGAGAGAATTTCCGTAAAGGCGCTGTCCCCTGGTGCTGACGCGTCCATATCCGTATTTCGCCATTACTTGTCACTCCTCTCAATGACAATCTGGCCCTGCGGTCTGGCTCCGGCCTTTCTCGGCTGAACCGTCACCTCATACCCCATCACAGATAACATCTCGATTGCTTTATTAAATGTCATATTTTTGCTGGCAAGACGGGCGGAAACGTCCGTCGCTTTTTCTTTCCCAATGCTCTCGGCCATCGCTTTTTGCGTGACGCCCTTCTCTTTCATGATTCGAGAAATCGCCTCATTGATAATCATTGCGGACGCCTCCCTTCCTTTATCGTCATTATACTAAATGTTTTTAACCGTGTCAATAGATTTATACTAAATATTTTTATCTTTTTTCTATTTTCAGCAGTTGAGCAGCTTACTTCACCCGCTATGCCGCAGCCATATCCCCCTGGGGTATGCGCTATACTGTAACAAAACTCAAAAGAATTGTTGCAATGCTCTACAGCCATTAAATCACATAAAAATATTTATGAAACCACTTGACATACATAGTTATATTTAGTATAATCTAATCGTACCAAGGAAACGCGGTGCGCGGCAGGGAACCTTGACAACCGAATACCGGCACTGTAGAATAGCAATAAGGAGTGATGGGCATGACCAACGAGGAAAAAATCCTTGAAATGCTGTCTGCCATACAAAAGGACATTACAGCAATTAAGGAAGATGTGGAAGAGCTGAAAGAGGGCCAGGAGGAAACCCGCAGTGGAGTAAACGCCTTGCTTGAATGGGCGGAAGAATGCGGGAATGTGATTAAGTTCCCGCTCCCCAAAGTAAAGTAAACAACTAATACATAACAGACGGTGCCGGTTATTCGGTGCCGTCTGTTTTATTGTCCAGGCATAAGAATAGACCACCCGCGCCCGTCAAAGCATCGAGTGGTCTAAAGCACAACACGGGGCGGCATGGCCTGCCACATGTCGCCCCTATTATAACAAATGGCAGTCCAAAAAGAAAGGGGCAAACGATATGAAAAAGTACGAAGCCACCGCCACCCCGGAACAAATTACAACCGCCAGTCTGGAAACCCTGGTTGACCTCTGGGAGGCCACGGAAACCGCCCCTCTCACGCCGGGACTGCCTATTGTGCGCGGCTGGCTGATGGACGAGCTGGAGCGCCGCAACCCGGAGGGCTTTAACGCCTGGCTGGAGCACGAACCAGCCCTTGAAGATAAAGACCTTCGGATGTACATCATCGGTTGAGCCACCCAGCGGCGAAAGGAGCGAGACGAGATGAAAAGGCAACCATATGACATACCAGACATCTTGGAATCCCTTAAACAGGATGTGGAAAAAGGGTGTATCTCGATAGAAGATGCCGCCGAGGAGTTACACTGCGCCAACTGGACCAATTATATTGACGTAGAAAAGACAAGGCGCCTATTGAATCTGTAACCACCTACCCCGCCGGCCTGATCGCCAGAAAGGAGCCAACTATGATTATCACAGCCGATAAAATCCACGTCGGGACCCAACTTCCGGAGGCTGATGGATTCCTGTTTGACGTGGTGGAAATCGTCAAGGAGACGCCCAAAACCATCACCGTCCGTCTCTGCTCCGACTTCTCCAGTTCCAAGGCACATTGGACCATCAAGCCAGACGGCACTCCCGGCGGCATTATAAAGACCTTCCGCAAAACCTCCCGCTTCTATGCCGCAGATGAGGAGGTGCCCGCATGATAGCCCTGTTTATTCTGCTCCTTCCGCTCCTGGTCATCCTGGAATGCGCCAAGCGTTCCTAATATAGCCGCCCTGGGCCTGACGCCTGGGGCGGTTTCTCTATGCCCATTTAACGGCCCGTAGCGGCGTTTTTGCATCCAGCCATGAAACTACACTCCGAGCGGGAGAACGCCGCGCAGAGGGCCACCGGAGCGCCAGTACGGGCATATATTGTATTCCATCTCAACGCAGAACTCCATATATTGCGATTTAAGCGGTTTTATGTGCCACCCATGTCCGTATACTCCCAGCGCTTAAAAATCGCCCTACGGCCTGCCAGCGGCCCCACAGGCATACAATAACCCCGGCCTACTCAATGATGAGCGGGCCGGGGTTAATCTATTTTGCGGCTAGCCGAGCAGGGCCCCGCCGGTGTATCGGATTCCATCGTCCACATCCAAACCATTGTCATGGATAATCTGGTCATGCTCTGCAAAAACCTTCTTCATGACCTCTCGCAGTTTGGCTTCGCTCTCTGCATTCTGCTTTGTCTGCTCCAAGTAGATCTCACAAAGTCGCTCGAAGCTGACCATTTCGATACGCGGCCCCCAGTAACCATCCTCCACACCAGAAAAGGAAAACGTGCTTTTACCATCATAGATGTGCGTTCCCTCCGAGCATTGAAGGTTGAGATAGTGAATCCCGCCCGTCTTGTCGTCAATCTCCAGCAGGTCGTGCGAATTGGTACCCACAATGTGCGGCTCCTTGCTTCGGCTGTCGTTATCAATCACGCGGATAATCGGAAACAGCATTTTATTCCCTCCAAATTGGTATTATAGTCGCTGGCCTGCGCGGCATAGTCGCTCACTCGTCCGCCTCTGGCAGCGCCCCGATCCGCTCCTCAAGGGCTTTCTGGTCGGGTTGGTCGCCCAGGGGGTTGTTTGGCGTCAAAATCAGGTCTTGGGTGTCTTTCATGCCGAAGAAGTTCTTTGCCCTGAAAATGTATGTAACCTGCGGAATTTTGCCCTTTGAGACCAATTTTGCATCAATTCCGGCAAGAATTTCTTTCGCTTTTTTTATCATGTCTTTGCGCGTCGAGCTGCATCCATCCCCATTTTCCCACCTCCACACCGTCTGACGCACCGTTCCAAGCGCAAGACACATATCCTCCACCGTCGGAATTTGCCCCTTTTCACCACACAGAGCAAAATACCAGTTCAGCCGTTCTGCGCACTCCTCATCCGACGCCACAATTGGTAGGTTGAAAAACTGGTATGACTCCTGTATAATCTCAGAAATTTCTTCTTTCTTTGCCGTAGTCGTCGCCTCAATTGAGGCAGACTTAGAACCGCGCTTCTTCACCTGAGGGGCTACCTGCTTCGCAATCTGCTCAGGCTTGTCCACTCTTGCCGCCTCCCATCATAGCGGTGATAAACGCCGCTGTATACTTGACCGCCTCATCCGGTGGGACTCCCTGGTCTAACAGCCCCTTCCGATACAGCGCCGTCATCTCCGCCATCGCTCCTACAGAGGCAACCAGTTTATTAATTTCATCCTGCACTTTTCGGTCTACTCCCTTCCGGTAAATCTAAAGTCGCCGCCCACAGTCGGTCGGCGTTTTCCAATGTACGTTCCAATGCATATGCGTTGCCTGCCGACTCGGTTCTCTTCCAGAGAGCCACCGAAGCATCCTGCCGTTTCCGCTTAAAGTCGTATGCGGCTTTCTGCTTTGTATACTGAATCAGCAGCCGCGTCTTAATCGGCTTTGCCTGCTCCCTGGTTAGCTGCCCGGCGTAGAGTGTGGCATAGAGTTGATAAAACGCCAAATAGAGCGAGGCATCTAAGAGGTCTGAGGGTGGGTCAGGCGAATTTGTGCGGGCCGCTTGCATGGCTGCGCGTTCTATTTCGTCAATGGTCATAGCCAGCCACAATAGCGAGAAAGTTGTTTGCGTCCGACTCGCTACTCAGCAGTATCGGTTTGATGCTGCCAACCGACACCAAAAAGCTGTTCTTTCGCAACCGCCTTACCTCAACTCGTTTGCCTCCAATTTCTCCGCTCGCCACAGAGTCGCTTTCAAAATTCAAGTGGAAGTCACGCGGGTATGCGACAGCTCCGACTAAATCATCAAGTCTCTTTGTCATTCTGATATCTGCCATAAGCCTCTCCTTTCTCTCTACCCCACTACCCCAGAAAATCACCTGTTTTCTATTCTTTAATATTATACGTATATTACATATACACATTATAATCTTTAGTATATATATAATTATAAGGGGTAGCTGGGGTAGATTGCCGTTAAGCATTGCGGCTCAATGGTTTGAGCCTACCCCAGATTTTTAAAATTTTCTGGGGTACACCAGAAAAACGCGGGGTAGTTGCATATTTCTTTAATTGTGCATGGAAACAATTTACAGCACCCCCGATTTACAGCGGCAACTCACTTTCAAAATCGGGGGTAACTACAGGAAATACGAACCCCTTAAACCTCTCACCGTCCACATAGGTATCCACCTCTTTCGTGCCGTCCGGAAACAACTTACGCACCTCACGCAACAGATACGTCCGTGACCCGCGTTTATGACCCGCTTCCTCACACCAGTCGGTGTATTTCTGATAGAGCTCATTTTTAGAAATACGTCCCTGCGGCTCCGTATCCTTCAGGAACGTGATCAGCGGATTGGACGCCTCCATAAACTCAGCCTTTGTAGTCTCCTCATCCTCCATCGTTGTGAAGTCACGGGTACGCTTTAGAATTAAGTACCCCTCCAGGCACCAATTAAAAATAGCCGGGAGGTTGTCGAGCAGTCGCGGCGTGAGTGTCGTGTCCCTTCGACGCTCGTTTGGCTTGGATGGGTGGTCCACAAAAGACTGAGTAAAGTTCACGATGCAGAGCCGCCGCAGTAGGCCGTCTGAGGTATCCTGAGACTTAAGCTGCCCATTTGTGGCGAAGAGCAGCTTACAGCGCGGTTGGAATTGCACAAAGTTTTTGCCCTTGTAGCAGGCAGAGATGGTCTCGCCGGAGGCGATTTGCTTTAGATATTCCTCTGCTCCGGATAGGTTTGATTTAATCTCTGAGGCTATGTTGAGGAGGCTCGTAGATAGGTAGATGCGCTGGAAGTTATCGCAAATGCCGGTAGCTGTGATACTTGATGTGTTCTCTTTCCCATAGACCGCTTGTAGCACGTTGAGATAGACAGACTTTCCGTTGCCGCCGGAACCTTGAAGGGCAAAAATCTTTTCGAGGCTACAGTCCGGGAACAGAATATACCCCGCAATCTCTTGGAGAAGCTGGGCGCGCTTATCGTCTCCGGCGGATACATCTAAAATGAATCGCAGCCAGTCAGGGGATGATGCAGTTGGATCGTAAGCGTATCCGGCCTGAATTGAACACAGGTCGGCAGGGTCGTGAGCGCGGAATATCGGCGGGTCGGAGAGGTCCAGAGTCCCATTGATGAAATTGAACACTGGTTTCCGGTCGAATGGCTGGTCGGTAAGAGTATCGGTACGGATGATTTTGATAATAGATGAGAGCCGCGCTCCAGTACGGTAGCGGCCCAATTCCGCGCCGATGTAAGCCATGACCTGGGTATCCTCAATCTTCCGCCAGCAGCCGCGAGAATACTCATAGAAGCCCACATTCTCTAGGTAGCGGAGCTGGTGAGCCTCGGTTACTTGACGGGCGACGATATCCTCAGATGGGGGGCGTTTGCAGTTAGCTTGGACCTCTGCCAGCCAAGCGGCGTCAAAGTTTTCTGTATCCCGGACGGCCTTGAACATCTTGGCGAGTTCGGGAGAATCAATGAAGCGGGACGCCTGATAGGCAAAGCGCTTAAATTCTTCCTCATCTTTAATGGACTGGCAAAGCACGGTCGGGCCGTCCTGGGCATCGGAAAGCAGGGCATCAAGCGAGCCGCCGGCGGAATAGTAGTCTGACACATCCTTGTGTGGCCGCGGTATGGATGCGACACGGAACGGGACGTGATGAGTGAAGAGCTGCTTTGCGAGGCCGAGCGTGAAATCCGCGCCTGGGCTATCGGCGTCAAAGGTGAGATAGACCGCGGGGAAATTCTTGGCGGCGGAAAGTACGGTGGCGATTTGTTCGCGGGAAAAGTGGCCGCCCATGGTTGCGAGTACGGGAAATTGTTCCTGGTAGAATGCAAGCGCGTCGAAGGAACCCTCGGCAATGATGAGGGGCTTATCCTTGCGGTGAAGTGTGCTCATGCCCCAGGGTGCGGAGCGGTCTGAGAGGTCATCGTTGCGGCGCTTGAGGTATTTGGGTTCCTGGTCAGGACGGGTGCAACGCGCTACATAGGAGTAGACGTAGCCATTCTTCCAATAGGGGATTGCAATGCGGCGGGCGCAGTAGCCGTCAGGTTCTCCCCTGCCTGTGTATCCAATTTTTAGAGCTGAGATGGATTCGTCGGTTATATGGCGGGAGTGGAGATAGTCCAGGTGTTCCGAGCTGGTAAGGAGGGCTTCATGCCATCGCTGAATGAGGTTGTTGAGCTGGCTGGTGGCCTTCACCCAATCGCGGGACGGCTCCGTCTCCGCGCCAGTCAGGTGTGCCAGGGCGTGAATGGCCGCCCGGCGGTCTCCGTTATGGTCCAGGAGGGCGCAGAGGTCAATTACATCACCGCCTGTATTCCCGCCGAAGTCAAAGAAAAAATCGTTGTAGACAACGAAGGAATGCTTGTTGGAGGCACCGGAGCGCAACGGAGACACACATCGGTCGCCGGGCTTGGCGATGGGAAGACCATGACGGCGGGCATACTCCACACAGGTCAGACGGGATTTTATGGTTGGAATAGTATCAGACACGGGTATCACCCTCTATAATCTTTATGGCGTCCTCTGGCGAGCGCGCCACCCCTGCCAGCGCGTGTGCTTCCTGCATGGCGGCTATGAACTGTTCCTGTTCGGGACGGACGCGGCCCGTGGCGGTCTTGCACTCAATAGCGACAAAACGGCCATCAGACCGGCGGCAGCCGCATAGGTCGGAAAAGCCTTTTGGAAGACCCTCAACCTTTTTGAGGTTAATTAGGACAGGCTGGCTGAACTCGTGGGAGAAGACCCGCTGTCCCTGCCAGAACTCGCCCGCATTGGTACGGAACATGAGAGCGTGGGGGGCGAGGGCAAGGCGGATTTTAGATTGGATGATATGCTCAGGCTCGTTTTTTGGCAAGATTCCACCCCCTTGATTTTGCGATAAAATAGGCCCACTGGGGCTTATAGTTCTTCTTTTTGGCATATGCCAGCAACTCCGCCATGGTTTTGCAGTCGTCCGGGCTGGCAGCATCCTGAACGGCTTCGGCGGCTTTAGCTTCTTGCCGGGCCTTAAACTCCTGAAGCTGTACTTCCTTTATGTTTTTCAGCTCCTGCGTGGTAAGCTGCGCCGGTTCGTTGCAGTAAGGGCAGCATTTCAGGTGCCCATCATAGGCAGAATAGCACCGTAAGCAGGTTCGGACGGATAGCCGTCCGGTATCGGTAAACGGCTGTCGTTTCTGCATCCCGCCCTCCAGGGTCCAGCGGCGCGGTTCGTCCGGCAGTCCATGGCGCAGGACGTTGCCCACATGGTCGAGGATAACGGCGGTTTTGCCATGGGCAGGCCGCAAGGCGCGGCAAGCCTGCTGGATATACAGCGCCGTGGACATGGTTGGCCGCAACAGGATACAGCACTCTACATCCGGGCAATCAAAACCGACGCTGATTAAGTCTACATTGCAGAGAATTTTTATGTTTCCTGCCCGGAAATCCTCAATGATTTTACCTCGCTCTTTCTTGGGTGTGTCCCCGTCGAAGTGGACGGCGCTAATCCCGGCGGCCCGGAACTCCTCTGCCATAGTCTTCGAGTGTCGGATGGACGAGCAGTAGCAGATAGCTTTTTTGCTATCTGCCAGAGTCTTGTAGTGGGTGATGACATCTCCAAACACCGCCCGCTGAGTAAGAATATCGCTGGCCTGCTCTGCGTCAAAGTCACTCCCTTTTCGGCGCAAGGCGGATAGGTCAGCCACGGAGGGGGCGAAGTAACGGTACGGGGCCAGATAGCCGGACTGGATGAGCTCAGCCGCCTGGGGGCCGTCAATGAGCGCATCATAGATAGAGTTAAGCGGCTTTCCGTCTAGGCGGCACGGTGTGGCCGTGAGGCCGATGATGTAGGCTTTTGGGTAGGCGTCAATGATTTTCTGCCACGTCTTCGCCGCCGAGAAGTGGCACTCGTCGAAGATGATGGTATGGGGCGGCGGGTAGTCGTTCAGGTGGTTGGCGACGGTCGCCACCATGCCGATATGGATGTTCTTTCGTTCAACCCCAAATCGGTCAAAGGTAGCTATGGTCTGGTCCAGAAGCTCTTTCCGATGGACCAGAAACCAGACCGTGCGGCCCTTTGCCTGAATCGTCTCCGCCATCCACGTGAACATGACCGTCTTCCCTGAGCCGCAGGCAGACGCCACGCAGGGGCGATTATACCCCTGCGTGAACGCCTGCGCCACTTTGCGTAGCGTGTCAGCTTGGTATGGGCGAAGCTCAATCACAGCGGAAGGTCGCCCGTGTCAAACGGAGGAGCATTGTCAGCATCCGCAGTCCAATCGGGAGATGGCGTGGAAGGTGCTCCTCCAGAGGATTTCTCAACCCACGCCGGTAAGCTCTCCTGCTTTTTCCTGTCCAGAAAGTAGGAGACCTTGGCCTGGGTGTCGCCGTTGTACTGCTCATGTTTCACCCGGCAGCCGCCCACCTTCCCAACCCAGGAAGCGGAGTTCAGGTTGCCCGGCTCGATTCCGAAGCTTTCCCACAGGCGCTTAAGGTTGGTATTGGTCATGGTTGTATTATCTGGCATAAACACCAGGTGGTAGAACAGGTGCCCAGGGTAGTTGGAGATATCCAAAGAGATTTCAATCATATCGTTGCCGCTCTTGGACTGCTTCTCAATAGTAGCCGCGATACGGACACGGTGATCACCCGCCGGGATGAGCGGGAAACCCTCTTCTACGTCGTTACTGTCGAAATTCCAGTTGATTGCCATAGGTTATTTCTCCTCCTTTTTCTCGTCCAAATATGTTGCCGCCTCGTCAGCCACATGAAGCAACCAAGCCAACGGGTACTTCTCATAGGATGCTGATACGGTATACTTTCCGTCCTCATTGCCCATATGGCAGTTGATAGCTACTGCTTCCTCAATGGTCGGGCGTATAAACCGGGTCAGCAGGAACACCGACTTTCCGCCATGACTACCGAATGGGAAATTCTCTTGGAAGGTGTAGAATGGTACCTGAACCCACTGTCCGTTTTCTTTCTTATTGCGCATTTCAATTTTGTAACAGCCAGCCTTGCATATGTCGTGGAGCAGACCGCATATTGCCAACGATTCCTCCGAAGCCTCAATTTCTGGGTAGATAGAGTGTAGACGTTTGAGTTGGCTGTAGACGCAGAGGGAGTGTTCACAAAGTCCCCCATCGTGGCTGCTGTGGAATCGTGTGGACGCCGGTGCTGCAAAAAAATCAGTCTTTTCTAAGTAGGCCAACAGCTCGGCGGAACCGGGGCGGGTGATGTGCTCCCGGTAGATGGATAGGAAGGTTTCTTTACTCATTTATGCTTAACCTCCAAATCCTCAATCGGAATTTCAAAGTATTTAATTCTTCCGTCTATTACGCAAAGCGCATCAAGGAAATGCCGTTCTGTGAGCCTTTCAAACGAATATTCCGTTCCAACAATGGTGAGTTCTTCGCCCATATAAAATAATCTAAAATCATTAAAGTTTACTTTCATCATTTCTTCTCTCCCTTTCCGAACAATTCTTCCGGTACACAAGACTTCCGGCAGAACAACTGGTCTTTGGCGTAGATGTTGTTCGCCCCCTCCAGCCGGTAGAACCAATACTTCTCCACTGGCTCACCCTTGGCGTTCTTATCCGCCGTCTCAATGTGGGCGACGATGTTCGCCAGCCCACAGATGTTCTCAAGAATTTTCTGCGGCATCTTAGGGGAAACCGTGCTGATCTGGCTTCCGTCAGGCATGGTGGTAAAATAGGTGTCCTGCCAAAAGTTCAGGATGACGTTGCAGCCGGCCAGTGTCGCTGCCCGCATGAGCCGTTTAACACCGTTGTAGACCGTCTGGTAGTCCTGAATGGCCGGATTTCCGCCGTTCTTCCCTCGCTCCCCCAGCTCCAGGAGCCAGCGGTCAATGAGGTCGGTGCCGTTGTCCAGGATAAGAGTCTCGTACTTTTTAGCGGTCACCGCCGACTCAAACGCCTGGAAGAAGTCAGCCACGGACTGGATTTTATGTACCTCCAAGCCGGGGCGCTGGAAATTGTGGAGCACCACACTGGAATTATCGCTATCCAGCAGTAACTTGGCTCCGGGTACACGGGTAGAATTGACCGTCTTGCCCCCGCCGGATTTGGTGTAGATAATTGCGACTGGCATAGTTTAATCCTCCTGTATTTCAAGTCGCTCCATGCAGAAATCCGTCATGATGGCAATGATTCTTGTCATGGGAACACCTGTCATTTCCTTGATTTGACTAAGTTTCTCGTGGGTTGCCGTATCAAGGATACACGGTTTATAGCCGTCCGATTTTGGCGTGGGACGCATGATAAATTTATCCATGGTTAATACTCCCCTCTCAGTTCCCTAAGCTGCTTTGCGCTAAACCCAACGTCCTCCGAGCTGATGGGTGCTGTCAGTACCTTAGTCGCTCTACAGTACGGGCATACTCCGCACCGTTCCGGTTCAATTTCTCCACGCTTCACTGCTAGGATGTGCGGCATCCGTTTTCCGATGTACTCCAGCGCCTCGTCAAGCTGATACTGCTCCACATGGATGACCTCTAAATCGGTGGGTTCCTCCTTCGTCGCGGCAGCAATGTAGAACGGCTTGCGACTGCCCTCAACAGCCTGATATACCGCGCCCTGGGTGTCGTAACCCCAATGAGTGATGAACGACTGGCCCATAATACGCTCCAGTGTCCGCATGACCTTCAGGTCAACAATTTTATCTGGCAGCAGGGAGTCGATTTTGATTTTCCAGGGCGTACCGAACAGTTCAGCGGTGAAAATCCGCTGCTTCTCGCCGCTCATATGCTTCATGAACAGCTTGTCCTGCTGGACGCGCTCAATGATTTTTTCCGACTGGGCATAGTCAGCCTTCAGTGCGCCATCACGCTTAAAAATCTCCGGGTTGGCGGCTTTAAAAGCGTCAAGTGTGCCCTCGAACCAACTATCGACATAGGATCCGACCAAGAGAGCAGTGGTCTTAGGGCGTATGAACTCACCCCGAAGTTCAGCCATTGCGGCGGCTTCGCAGACCTCGAATGATTTGAACTGGCTGACGGACATAAACACTTGGTTGGCCTCTGGCGAATAGTAATTCTCGTTTGTTAGTACCATAATGGCCTCCAACTGTGGTAAACTAGCTTTGGTGATGGTTATGATGCGCAAGGTCTACGTAAAGGTCGTAATAGAATGCTCCCCCGAGGGACAGGTCACGCCCCTGCGCATGGAGTATCAGGACCGATGGTTTGATATCGACCGGCTTCTCCGTGTTGAGCGCCGTGGCGCAGACAGCGGCGGAGGCGGCCTGCGCTATACCGTGCGCATTTGGGGCCAGACCCGGTATCTCTGGCGCGAGGGGGATAGGTGGTTCGTGGAGGTGCCTGGCTAGGCCCCCACGATATCAGCAAGCGCGACGGACTGGCCGGGGCGGAGGGAGGGGAAGAGGTCCTGACTGACGACAACCTCCGCAATGTCCCCGATAGCGGCGTGCAGATTCCCTCCATATTCTGTCCTCTTGATTTGAGTCGCCCCTAAAATCCGCACAAGGGCTCTCGCGTCCGCCACCTCGTCCTCGGTGAAGCGGGGCTTGCGTATGATGTTGTCTCGCCGCTCAATAATGTCCTGAACAACCGCTGCGTCCCGCACCAAATCCCATGCATCATTGTCAAGGACATATAAGCGTTCATCACCTCGCCGGATGTGGTAGGTCTGGCTATTGTAGTGCCATTCTTCCCCAGCCTCCACCCCCAGCACCTCGCAGATACGGGGCTTGTCCATCATCTCCATTGGTTTCTCCTTTTCCGTGTATGGCCGCCAGCAGCTTCCGTCCTCTTTCCTACTGGAGCACTTCTCGTTCTCGCTGAAATCACAGCATGGGCCACCCTCTGCGCAGTCGCAGCACATGCCCTCAATGGCGCTGTCCTCCTCCACCACCTCATAGCCCATCAGGCGGGCGGCCTCGGCGGGACTATCGCTGTAATATTCTCTACAATCAAGAAGGGAGGCATGGTCGTCGAGTACACATTTACGACACCGTTTCCCTTTGCAAAATTTGGAACGCGCCTTCTCGATATCCTCAAACACTTCCCCCGTCTTGGGGTCGCGGAATTTCATTTCAACACCAGCTTTCCGTTTTTCATGTTCTGAAAATGTGCCCCGCAGTGACGGCAAGTATCTGCTTTGCGAGAGACCACATTCCCACAATGGCCGCACTGACACCAGGTTCGGCCCGTTATGGGATTGTCCCAGATGAACTTCACGCACCCAATGGAGATACGGGTCTTGTCCTGGTCAATCATGGACGACCTCCTTCGGCGGCTCCGGCAGGGGCATCCAGTGCTTTGTGAACCCGCTATCCACGCATTCGTGCCACCATATAGCAATCGGGCTATTGGCGCATCTTACATTGCCGCAGTTCTCACATGACCGTTTCTCAGCCATCGTCCTGCGCCTCCCTCGGTTCTCCGTAGCTGCAAAAGTCATTTGGGTATGTGGTCGGCAATATCTCGTGTCTTGGGTGCGCACAATGACCATGTTCGTTTCGATGCATACACTCCCGGCAATAGCACCCGCCCGCCGCTTTGATGGGGTCGATGGTGGGCATTTTGTTGATATCGTCATGGTGCGCATAGCTGGTCATGCCAAACCCATCAACGTGTAAATACGGGATTTTGTCTGCGTCAATCGGCCTCATGTTCTTCGCCTCCGTCCATTTGAGCGCCGCACCGGCCACAGAAACGGTCTTGTACCGCACCACGGCGGCGGCCACAGTGAGAGCAATGGATGTACCCATCAGGTGATTTGGTCCACCGCCCATGCACTACCGGCGCGGCGTCGATAGCCTTAACCCCACGAATTGCTCTGATGCAATCAGTTAGCATATCGCTCGCTTGCGGCGACAATGTAACGCCAAGTTTTTTAAGTAACTGCGGCCACGCTTCCAGCACTCCAAGCGCCGCCTCCCGCTCAATCAGTGCCATGGTCGGGCCTCCTTGCTGACAGCAATCAAATAATGCTCGCCATCAATAACGCAGCGGACGCCATCACAATAGGTTCCATCAAGGTAGCCACTGTGGTGCCACTCTTTTATCACAGTATTCTCAATCGCTTTTTCAATTGCGGCTATAATTGCATCCATATTCATCCTCCCCGGCTCTGGCCGGACGTTAAAATTATTCTTGACTTTACGCCATGTAAGGCGTATACTCTTTTTACGCCTCCTGTGGCGTAGAAAGGTGGCAACGCAGATGATAGATCCATCAACTGTGAAAATTGATTTCGATGAATTGCTGCTGGTTGAAATGCCGCACGCAGTCCTTAAGCGCAAGCGGCAGGAACTCGGACTCACACAACAGCAGGTGGCTAATGCTGCCGGCATAACCCTCCGGCGCTACCAAAAATACGAGGACGGTGATGTGCGCTTGGAGTCTGCATCTTTCCAAGCCGGGCTGAGCATCTGCGCTGTGCTTGAAATAGACCCCATGCATTTCTGCCCGATTATCACCAAACCAAATCTGTAATCTGGGGTGCTTGCTATGGAGATGAAATTGCGGTACTGTTCCTCGTGTCAGCGACTATTTATCGCAGACCCTTACCAGCGTCGCTGTAACGACTGCAAAGAAATCGCTCGAAAGAAAAAGCAGTATAGTAAGCGTCTGGCAACTGCAAACTTTGTTCCCGTCTCTGGCCCCGGACATTTTCAGGTGTGTCCAACCTGCGGCTATGCCAATAACCGCCCTAACCGGATCTACTGCTTTAGCTGTGGTCAAACGCTCTCAAAAGCTGCATCTTAACCGAGACGGTTTTCAATGCCGCCCCTTAACCGGGGCGGTTTTTGATTGCCCGGACGTTAATACACATATCGTTATCAATAATGGCGTTTCGTTATCTTATCGTTAAAGTGTAGTTATATCTTGGGCGGCGGAAGTTGCAGATTTAGCATCCCGCCCCTTCTCCCCCTGCTCATTCGCGGCGCGCACCACAAGAGCCAAAAATCTGTCCAAAGACGCCTGCTTTGCGGCTCTCCACGCTTCACTATGGGGTTGCCTTCGGCGGAGCTGCGTAGACGGTACGCACATCCTTGCGGAGTATACGGCGCATCCGGTAGCGTCAAAAAAGTCCTCGTTGTCTCGCTCCTGCTCGGCCAGCAGTAGGCCATGGTCTATGCCGCATTCATAAGCCGTTATCAGGTCTTTTGCCGTCATCCTGCCCCTCCTCACGCTGCGCCGCCTTTACTAGCCGCCTCCACTCTTTTTTGTTGCCCTTATAATGACGTTCAATCTCATACACAATTTCCGTATTGACCTGTCTCGTTGAAATGGGGTTTACGGTATACCAATCGCTGCCTAAAAAGTGCCTGCATAGCTCATTCAAAGCTGTCTGCGCATCCATAGGCGGGCTAAAAATTCCATAATCTTTTCGGTCTGTAAGACTTAGGATTTGCTTGCGAATTATCGCATCTCTATCAGCCATCCCCGCCACCTCCTTGCGCCTCCTCGACCTGGCCGCTTTCTTCCAGCCACTTTTCAATGCAGGGCAAGCACGTATAGCAAGATACAGGCGCTCCATCCATAAATCCAGTTTCCAGCAAAGCATAGTCACCAATATGTATTTGCGCTTCACATCCAGAGCATTTATGAGGCTTACGGCATTTTACGACTTTTTCTTTGTGACCGCTGATATCATCATCACCCAGTCCACCGTCATAAAAGCCGCTGTCGTAGTACATCTCTTTGGGGTATTTCATCCATGTTTCTCCTTACGCCGCGCCGCCTCAGCCTCGGCGCGGGCAAAAGACTTGGTGAGGGCATTGTACAACTGCCATGTGATAAGCGGCTCCTGATCGTCTCCGTGCCTCGCCTTCATGGCGTTAAGCTGCTCACACATACCCATAATGGTGTTTGCTTGGCCGGTTGTGATACCTTCAAGCACCACCAGTAGCCCCTCGTGCTGGGCCTTGACCAGCTCCCGCAGTCGGTCAGGCGTGGTTCCAAGGGCTTGCGCGGCCAGCTTCACCACAGCGTCCTCATTGAACGCCTTTTTGAAGTCCTCCGGCTCCAGCCCCGTGTCCTCGTAGGCGGCGAGGCGCTTTGCAACATCCTCACCACTTTCTGTAATAGGGGAATAGTCTACTTCACCGCATCGTCCGCAAACAACAGGTGATTTTAATACGTCCAGACCAACGTTATTTCTTATAGTCAGCCTTTCCATACTCACGCCTCCCCCTGTGCGCCGCGCCACTCCTCCAGCACGGCCAAAATCTCGTTCGGATACGCCGTACCAAACATCCCGTCTATTTTTTCGAGGTATCCATTCGCCGCGTCCCGTTCCGCATCCACGCGGGAGATGTCCTTATCCTTCTCCGCGTTCTCGGACTGGAGGGCGGCAATAGCCGCAGCCGCTTCGCCAACCAGCCCAAAGACTCCGCAATCAAATGGCGTGCAAGACGGTCTCTCAAATACTTTGCCTTCAAGACGCTGTATCAGGTCTTCGTACATTGCTCCCCCTCCTCCGGCGCGGATTTGATAACCCACTTACCTTTTGATAGATATTTATCAGTGAACTCAGGCAACACCTCATAGATATCTCTTCGGCAGGCGTTACATACCCATATGACACGCTCTCCGTCAAACTCAAAGTGATAACAGTTCGATCCACAACCGCACGGGTTCATGGTTCCGGCTGTATAATAAGACCAAATACTCTCATCGTCTTCGTAGCATTGCACCTTCCGTACTTTCTGCTTCATTGCCCCTCCTCTGGCGCGGGCTGCTGGAGCCAGTCCGCCATACAGTCCTCACACTTCCAGTTTGGATTACACTCACACGCGCCGTTTTTCCAGTGACGACCAGATTGGCAGAAACCCTCCATGGTAGGCATCAACGGAACGAGAATTTTCGCCAGCACATCTGGACTTGCAGTGATGCGCTGGAAGTTGGTGATCGGCTCCCAGCACTTGCAGCAATCATGGGTATAGCAGGTGTGCTTATATGCGTAGCAACCTTTCAGCCCACATCTGCCGTTTTTAGTCTCGTGCTTACAGGTCATCACTCCCCGCCCCCTTCCGGCTTGCGGCGCGCCGCCCTCTCCTGGGTCTTATCGTTCATTTGCGGCCTCCTGTTCATTTAAACCCCTGTATGCTATAATCAGCACAAAGGAGGCGATATTATGGCTCACTTTATCCCAGTGAAATTCACTGGCCGTACATATCCAAGTGGGATAACGTCACACATCGACGAGGTAGCCGCGCACTTTGCCAAAGACAGCATTAAGACAACTACACCGTTCAGCTTACACACGGAGTACAGCGCAGGAATCCGTAAGCCGTCCTCGCTTACGCAACGGTTCCCCATTATCTGCGACAGCTACGAACGTGGTATCCCGCTGCTTTGGACTTCCGAAGCCTGGGCCGCAGAATTTGCTTCTTTTGTCCGAGAGCTCTGCAAAGGAGTTCCGCCAACCGTCCTGGAGATTCATCCGCCATACAAAACAAACAGCGATTGGCAGCAGTTTTTCCAGCGCTTTGCGGTCTTTGAGGCGCAATTCCGCCAGTGGGCGCCGGAAACCCGGATTGTGCTGGAGAACCGCACGGGGAATATGCTTGGAAAACAGTTCCTTTTTTCAACATATAAGAGTTTTATTACATTTTCTGACTTACTGGACAATACAGAGTCAGACTTGCGCATTGCTTTTGATGTACCACAGATTCTGACAGCTCATCATCTTTTGGAAGAACCCGGCAGGATAGTTCCGTTGTTGGAGCACCTAAAAGCAATCCGTCACAACATCCAAAGCATTCATATCTGGGGATGCAATCCGAAAGCACATTGGGGTGACATTAACACCATGTTCAACGGCGACCAGGATATAAAGCGGATGTATCTTACATCTCTGTATGAGCTGTTGGACGACGGGATTCCTCGCTATCTCGTTCCAGAGGTCCTCAGCAGCCAGGCCGACTTTGTTTCTATCATCACAGACCTACTGGACATCGGATTTACTTTTGCCGATACTTCGGCATTTTCTTATTGAGTTCCAAGGGGTTGCGGGTTATACACCGATGAACAGGCTCAGATGCTTCATGCCTTGTTCACCTCGTAGGCTCTACGCCTGCTGCACGTCCCATCCACACAGGCCCCGATCTTGCGGGTATAACATGTGGCACACGGGTCCGCTACAGTGGTTTTTACAGTGCGCAATTTGGCGTTATATCTTTTCCACGCCCTGCACCGTGCCATCTCTCCTTTGCAGGCGCTACGTGGAACATTGCATTTGGCACAAAAATCAATGTCCACTTGCGGCTCCGCGCTGTGGTATGGCTTTAGCGGTTTTACCCCTTGCGACCATGGACGATGGGCTGCGGGGAAATCAGTCTCTCTGTCTGGCCGCTTCCCCCACCACCCACGCGGATCATTCATCTCCCCGCCCTGCCCATTCAGGCCAATCAAATGCCTGTCCACAATTTTCACAAAAGTTAGGGTGGTCTGCGGCGTGTGCTTCTGAGAAAAATTTGCCGCACATAGGGCAAAATACACGTCCATCTTTGTAAACGGGCCGCCTAATCTCCGCAAGGGATAGCAGCCCGTTCCAAATTGAGTTTCTGCACTCTTCGAGCGTTCTGTCTATGTACCGCTGCGCAAACGCCATATTGCGATTGTCCAACATATCAACACGCCTCCTCTACCAACTCGCCAAGTGCAACTTGGCAACAGTGCTCCAACGCATACTCCCCAAGGCATTCGCCATGAATCAGCGCGCCATCGAAGCGGTAAATACGTCGGTCGGTATCGTCCGCGTAAAAATCAGAGCGATAGATTTCATTGTGGCAGTGGGCACAGATTGCTACTGCGCTGTCTTGCTGTACATCATGCAACTGCCCATAAATTTGTCCCATTGACAAATCAGCTCCTATCCCCTAAAATAAGGGTGTATTAGTTCACCATGCCGCTTTCAGAGTGCCAGCTCTGGAGGCGGCGCTTTTTGTTGTCGTTCGACATCATAGCGAGCACGACTTACTCGGAGCACCGCCGTGGTTTGCGGGGCATCCGCGGTTGTGCGCCATACAGCGCCTACAGAACTCCTTGTGGCTGTCTTTCGGATAGTTCGTCGTGCTGGACTGCACTTCTTTTTTGACAATTTTCATAATTACCTCCATTTCTCCGCCGCCTCAAGGACGGCTATTGCGTACCCTCTGCGCCCTGTGTCATGCCCGTCATGATAGGCCGTCAGGGCCGCGTCTGTGGTGTCGTAGCGGGCCAACAGCTCCCCCAGGTATCCGACGCCCGCCTGGATGTTCTCCGATGGTGTAAGCCCACTGGGGAAGTAGACCGGGTTAAGCTGCATCAGGCCGTAACACCCGCTCACGGGGTTGACTGCCGTTGGGTCAAATGTGCCGCCGGTCTCCACGTCCATCACACCCAGGGCGATATCCAATGGCACTCCCTCCCGCTCACAGGCAGACTCCACGACTGCGGCGAGGTCAGGGGGTAATGGGATGCCCGATTGCTCCACTGGCCCCTCACGGGCCAGCGTGGGCGCTGTGGGCCTGTCCACCGTGACCGCAGATATCGGCTTGGTTATGTAGGTGGCCCGGTATTTCGGTTGGGACTCCGCGTGGCTGTCCGCTGTCAGGGCCAGGATGAGCATGACGGCCAGGACGGTGCGTTCGATTGCGTTTCTCATTGGTGCTCCTTTTGGGGTTGTCCTCCAGAATATGAAATGATACAATTCCTGCAAAGAGAGGTGCTTACTAATGTCTGGATTCTTGCCTGAAGATCTAAACAAGCTCAGTTTGTCAATCAATTCCCCTGCGGCCGCTACTCTCAAAGACTCTCTGGCGTCGAGCCTTAAAACGTCTGCAACCATGTCGGTTGTGAACGATGCCATAGGCTTATCCGTAGTAAAAAGCCTTGATTTCTTGCCTTCGATAAAAACTCTGCTTGGAGATATGGAAAGTTCCTATGTTAAAGCAGCTTTAGAGATCAGACGCTCGAACACCGCTAGATTGGCAGAGTTGACATGCATTGTTGACACAGAACTTCAAAGGATTTTGCGAAGCGCAATGCCATATATGCCGGAAAGCAATCGCGTCGAATGTGAAGAAGTGGTCCTTCCACAGCTCGGAGAACAGGGCCCGAAAAAGTTATCATTTGAAATCATTCTTGCTATAATCAGCCTTTTGTTAACAGCCCTCTCTACTGTTATCACTCTTATTCCAGACAACCGGCTCGATAAAATTATCGAGCAAAATGACCTTATCATTGAACAGAACGAACAGATTATCAGATTTCAAGCCGACCAGATCCGGCATTCAGATGCAGATGGAATTGAGAGGCTTGCATATGATATAGCTGATACTATCCGCTACCTATCCGATGAGGTTAATGCGCTGACTGAGCAATCCGACGGCCTCGCTGAGCTGAGAGACGATGCGAACGATTGCGTCGTACCTCAGAGTCAGAACCGTAATGATGATAACGAGGAGTAGCAGGGCTACACTTAATAGCTGACATACCCGTTCTAACCGCTCAATGCGCTCCTGCTCCGTAAGATTTGGGGCGCTCTTTCTTTGCATTCTGGCTCTCCCCCTCCTTCCTTCTCAAATCAGGGCTTGTCCCCCGGGGCGGGGATTAGATGTTGGTAGGCTTGTCCTCTCCTTCGCTTCGTGGTAAAATACGGGTGAAAGGACGTGGTTTGGTGTTTACATCTCCGCTTCGCTTTAACACTGGTGAGTGTCCACTCTGGCACATAAAGGTTACCGTTTCTGGGGTATATGGAGAATCGAGTAGCGGGTCATGGAATTTTCTGCGCGCGGAATGCCCCATCATTCAAAACTCGAAGCTCCCGCTTTGGAGACAAGAGCCATGCTACAAATTGATGTTCTGCAAAGATTCTTTTTCCTGCCCTCTTTACACACAGTTCCAACCGAAGATTACATCAGATAAATAAGTGAATAGCTTTTTACACACATCGGGGGACTTTTGCAGACCGTGTTGCCGCACGATTTCTGCAATCTGTTCTCCGATGTCTTTTAGCTGGGCTTCCCCAAGAGCGTCCGACAGTTCGCATTCAAGTTCGCACATAACGTATCTCCCCCCTTTCTCTTCCGTCTTCTCGGGGTGGGTGGTGGGGTGGGTTAAGTGAACCGTCTTTCGCCATCTTTTACCCGCCCTGCAATTTCCCCGTTCATAAACCGCTCAAACGCCTCTTCCGGGATGATATATACAAAGCGGTCCGATTTGGTCTTAAAACACGTACCGACAGGGAATGTGCCGTCCCGTAGACCTTGCTCGATTGTTGCGGGAGCGCGGCCAAGTCTTCGGCCCGCTTCTCTGGCAGAAATAACGCGTTTTACAGTGTTCATGGCTACCTCCTCGCAAAAGTCCGTTCTATGGGACATATCATGCGGTAGACTGGTCTCGGCACTGAGGGGAGCCCAACAGAGCACTGTCGAACAACTCCAACGCCCTAACTGCAGCTTCATACCCATTTTTTGCAATCTGGTACTTTGCGTCTGCATTATTCATGCGGCCCTTCGCCTTCTCCGCCCTTAGCATAAGTGATATCCGCTGGCTCTCTTGCCCCTTTGTCATTTTTGCGCCAGTACGAGACTTTTTCTCTGCAAACAATAGGGCTGCACTAACGCATTGCCTAGACACGCCGAACTTTGCCGCAATCTCCGAAACAAACATCCCATCAGTAGCTGCAATTACATACTTTCTTTCTGACTGTGACAGCAACGTTAGGTCTACCTTTGAGTAGCGGTCCCTTTGTCCTGCGCGTCTGTCAATCTCTTTGGCTTCCTGCAAAATTTTTGGTTTGCACTTACTGCAAATATTATCCTTCGCTTTGGTGAACTCTCCGCAGTAAATGCACGGTTCCGCAGTGGCCATCGGGTTGATAAGCCCAATTTCATAGGCATGACGGACGTTCATGCCGGGTGTGCACCATTCCAGGTTCTCCGCTCTGTTGTTGCGAGTATCCCCGTCTTTGTGGTTAACCTGTGGATAGCCGTTCGGGTTAGGAACAAATGCCGTTGCAATGAGGCGGTGGACATATGCATGGCGCTGTTTGTTACCATCCATGTAGGAGACCGTTGCATATTTCCTGTTTTTACTGGACCAGAACACCTTTGCCGGAACTTCCACGCCATCAAATACTTTGTTGATGCTGCCATCTTCAAATACTCGAAAACGGCCCCCTAAAGCGAGTTGTGATTTCAAGTTTTCACCTCCTATGCACTGTCCTGCTTGGCACCATCCGGAGCTAACAATTCCTCAATTGGAACCCCAAAATATTTCGCCAATCTCGTAAGATGTTCCAGCTTTGGCTCTGTCCCATCCCTCCAGTTGGAAACGGTGGATGTATGGACGCCAATATCTTTCGCCAATTTATACGAACCGACGCCCCTTTTCCGCATCAAATCACACAAATTTTGTGCAAACCCCACTTTCTCACCCCCTCACCTATTTACAAGAAAGGTCTAATGTGTTAGACTATCAATAGTTCTCCCCAGAACTGTTTTGCCATCTAGTGCATTAGACCTCATGTGCTAAGTATAGCACGGGCCTATCTAATGCACAAGACTTTTGTGCGCAAAATATCTAACAAATTAGATAGGTGGGTATTATGAATATTGCACAACAATTGCAAGGGCTCCTTAACTCAACAGGCATTAGCAGGTCTCGCCTAGCGAGAGAACTTGGTGTACACACGAGCACAGTATCTAATTGGTTGGATGGCAAAGAGGTAAAGTCAGAAAACCTTGCAGCCCTATGTTCGTACTTTGGATGTACCTTAGACTATCTAGCCGGTCAGACTGCGGAGCAAAAAGAAAAGCCCCTCATCAATGATGACGAGGAACTTACAGAGTATTTAGATGAACTACGGAGCAGGCCGGAGAAGCGTATGCTTTTTTCGGTTACTAAAAACGCCACCAAGGCGCAAATCGAAGCCATTGTGAAGATGATTGAGGAGATGAAGGGCGATTGACCTATTACGAGGGAATTGACTATTTTATCAAGAGAATAGAGTTCCCTAACATGGCAAGCGCCGGTGTCGCCGCCAGTAACGGGGACGGCACATTTACAATCTTTATTAATACCTTGTTTTGCGAAGAGAAGCAAGATGAGGCGTTAACACACGAATTGCGGCATCTCACGGATAATCATTTCTATAGAGAAGAAAGCATCTGCCTAATCGAGGCCGAGGCAAAAGGTGCGTTAAACGAAGAAATGTGCGAAGAGTTGTTCCCGGTTTTGGCCGTGGGGCTATAGAGAATAAAGCGGATTAAGGAGTTTCATCATGATATCCACAAAACGCGCCATAAAAATACTGACAGAGCCGCTTCCAGAGAAGCAAGCAAAGCTGATAGATAAACTCACGGAAGAGGACGCAAAGTATCTGCTGAAAATCGCTACGCGGGTAATCCGTGGAGAAGATGTAGCTTAACCGGGAAAGGAGGCCGACATGAAGTATGCAACCGTCCCATCAAAATTACAAGGCCGCGCCTCCTTCGCTGTCCGTATTAAGGGTGATAGCCTCGAGCCTATTTATCACGATGGAGACCTCTTGCTAGTAGAGGAGGCCGCCACGCCCCAGCACGGAGACTTAGGCGTCTTCTATCGAAAAGGTCAGGGACGTAGTACGTGGTTAGTGCGCCGATACAAGGAGAAGGATGGGCAACGGCGAATTATCTCCTTGAATGCTGACATCGACCCTATCCCAATGACAAAAGAAATTATTTACAAAGGACGCGTAATAGGAAGGGCGCAAAAGGAGGCCACTTGATATGCCGAAGCAAACGACCTACGGTGAGGGCACCCTACGCCAGCGCTCAGACGGGCGATGGGAATATCGCGTCAATGTGGCCCCTGCCGGGATGGACCCAGACCGCCGTTCTTTCTATGGCAAGACGGGTCCTGCCGCGAAGAAAGCTTACCGTGCCTATATGGACAACCGCACTGCTGAAGAAGAGCGCCGCGCAGAACTGCGCCGCCGCCAACGCGAGAAGACTGTTCAGGAGTGGGGCGACTTTTGGCTGGAAACTTATAAAAAGGGAAAGATAGCGCCCAAAAATTACACCAACTACAAGCTCTACCTTGAAAGGCACATCTATCCATCACTCGGAAGCCTTATGCTGTCGGACGTATTACCATATCACATTGAGGCCCTTTACGCCGCAAAGCGGAAGATGTCTAAATCGGCGCTCAATTATATCAAAATCTGTTTGCGTGGACTTTTTCGCAGTGCGGTTAAAAATAACTTATGCGACAAGGACCCGTCTGAAGATATATCCCCGCCCAAAAAGCTCCCGCCGGCACCCAAGGTATTCAGCAGAGATGATGTGGCAGCGCTGCTTGACTACTGCCCATTTCACCGATATGGATACTATGTAGAGGCCCTACTCTACACAGGACTGCGCATTGGCGAGCTATGCGCCCTTACATGGAATGACGTTGATTTAGAGGCTGGGACGCTAACTATATCTAAGACACTAGCTGTTGCGGAGCGGGTTGCTGGGCAAAAAGGCCGAATATACGAAGTCAAGGATAGCACCAAGACCGGACATGCGCGCACCGTTGTTTTGGATGCTGTAGGCATCGCACTCTTTCGCACCATACCGCGAACGGGCATCTATCTCTTTACCAGTAAAAAATACGCCTTTGCAACCCCGGATATGTTCCGCCACCGCTATGATAAAGTTTTTGATGAAATGGAGGCAGACACTGGGAAATCTATTCCTCGCCTCTCTCCGCATAAATGCCGTCACACCTACGCCACTTACCTATTGAATGGCGGTGCCAACATTCGCGCTGTGCAAGACCAACTGGGGCACGCGAAAATCACAACAACGGAAATATATACTCACATCGACCTTGATACACTCCGGGAGAATGTATCAAAGCTAAGCTACCAAAAACCAAGCTCTGCGGGCAAACCTTTTTCTGACAGTGGGGTCAAACAGGGGTAATCGAAGTAAGACAAACCGCCAATCCATTGCGGCGCAATAACATTCCGCATGGATTCCGTAGACTGTAAATCTGTTGTCTTCGACTTCGGTGGTTCGAATCCACCCTCCTCCACCAAACGCCGAAAGCCTGTAGTTTCAACGACTACAGGCTTTTGCCTTGTTCATTTCTAAAATAGTAAAAATGTTTCAAAACCATTGTTGACCCCTAAAAAGCATGAAAAACTGGGGTCAATTTTGGGGTCAAAAACCGCCCCAGGCCCTCCACCCTATCGTGGTAAGCCTGGGGCTCTTTTTACTCTGTCTCTTCTGCTTCTCGTTCAGCCTCGGCCAGAACGTCAGCCCAGTCCTCTCGGGCGGCCTCTATGAGCGCACGCTTAAGCAAGCGGTCAAAATCCGTTAATTCTTCCTCTACAGTTTCTTCCTCTTGGCATTCTGGGAACTTATCGCTCTCTTGCTTGGCGGCGAACGCGGACATCGCCCCAATCCAGGTCCTATAAGCATCGTATTTTGGTTCCAATAGGCGTTCTTTGGTCTCATGAAACCGGCGCGCTTCGTCGGCCCAGACCGCTTCGACTATATCGCTTACGTCGCATTGTGGGTTAAGCATCTGGAGCGCAACAGCCTTAGCTGTATCCTGATAGCGCCTATAGACTTCACAGAATAGCTGTGCGTCCTCCGGGTCCCTGAGTAGCGGTAGATACTCTTCACACATATGCAACCTCCGATAATCGACATATTTCGTCTTTATCATAGGCCGCACATGCTTGAATTAATAGCGGTAATGTTTTCCCTAGTCCGCCAGGAGCGCCGCCGCTCTCTCCATCCACTCCAACCCGACGCACCGTTCGTTAAGCATCCACACAACCTCCCTGGCGGTCCTCAAATCGTCCGCCACATCCTCCAGGCGACAGCATACCTCCCGGCCCAGAAGTGGGTCATACCGCCGCCCCACAATGCCATAGAGCGTCCCCCTTCCCCTGCTCCTGATGGTCACTCTGTACCTCGGCGCAAATTTGCATTTCATAGCTGAACCTT